TGATAGTTGAGGAGTTTACATACCGCGACCAATCACTTGATTTGGGGTCAACAATGACATGTTTTTCATGGCGTCTTGAGAGAGTAATTATCTTGGGAATTAACTCAGAGAAATGCTTTCCGTAATCTGGAATAACAACATAGTCACAATGAGGTAACTGAGTCTCGAAGTACTTCAAGATATCAGTGTTCACTGAAACATTCTCTCGATCCATCCGCAAAACTTGCTGTCCATCGCACACATATCGGGTCTTTAGCGTGGTGGATATGCCCTTAATCTTCTGGAAATGCACCCAATTGATGCTATTACACAGCTTTTCGAGTATTTTGGCGTCCTTATCGTCGCCTGTGATACCAAAAAGAGTGACGTCGCACCCAAATGCCTTGAGGTTGAGGGCTACATTCACTGCTCCACCGCCCCGATCCTCTGAACTACTTTCCGTCATTATAGGAACCGGTGCCTCTGGAGAAATGCGCTCGCACCTCCCAAATATATACCGGTCAAGGATAGCATCGCCAATCACTATGATTTTCGGCGAAATATACCCCCCTCTATTATCTAGTATAGCATTCTGCATTCACTCTATCCCATAAATAATCGTTTAATATCAATTAGTTAGATATTATTTGCTTGACAGAACCCTCTGGAAACATTAAAGGATAATATTCTAATATTTCAGGGTCTTCTCTCCTCTTTGGAGATTCCATTTTCCTTATAGGGTATTTGAACCCTTCTATCTTAAATCTCTTGCCACAATTGATATTATAAATATACGAGACGCTAACACCAAACTCATCCGATATATCATTCATGGTCACTTCGTTAGCAAGCAACTCTACCACGATTTCGTCCACCTCCTCTTGAGTTAGTTTACGAGAGAACCCCTCAATATTGGACATGACCTGACTCTTTAAGGGCTTCATTAGCCCCAGTTATCCCAGACAATAAAAGAATTCCACATGCCTTCTCGATATCCAGTTGCCACCTACTAATAGTAGAAGAGCCAACCCCATATTTTTTGCCCCACCAAACTGTCGTATGCCGGGGTTTCTCCCTAGCCCACCCCTTAATGATGTCAAGCGTGAACCACTTATCGCGCCCAAGTTGACGGCTTATCCGTTTAGCCAATATGTCAACCTTGCTGTTCGTTCCACCCAGAAAATATGTCTCTATAGCCAATGACTCCAGAGGAGTACACTTCCTTTGAACTGCTTTAAGGATATATATGGCTTCGGCCAGTTTCTCCCACGGAGAATAATCTGGCATCCACTCGAAAATAGCCCTCTTCCGTGCCATAGAATAAATATTTGATTTAGTCAGGATCGGGGTCTTCAACCGCCTCATTGCCCAAGATATCGCCTCGTTCGCCGACGGAAATGTGTTCGCATCCATGTATCCTCCTTATCCAATCAATTGCACTGCCATCTTTTATGTGTTTGTCTGTAACTCTCAGCACCTTTATGCCCATTAAAGCGGCCTCGTTGTACTTTTCCGCATCCTTAATGAACGAAATTGGCCTGTTGTGACGACCAGAAATCCAAATGCCGCCTTCCACCTCACAGGCAATCTTCAGATCAGGCCAGTAGAAATCGAATCTCCATTTACGAGTTGGGTGAAACCTCTGCTCCCTAAGAGGTGACTCAATATCAAGTTCGCCAATCTGAGATAACAACTTCTCCTCTAAACTACTTGTTGACATGTAATGACACCCCTCGACACGTTATTGCATTAGGCAAAAAAAACCCCGCCAAGGGCGGGGCATAAGCAGGTGGAGAACCTACGTTAATTATTTCCAGAGCCATTTTTCAGTGACCATATCTTCACGTCCGATATCTCTCCAAAAATTTCTTTAACCAACCAACAAAGTTCGCAAGCCTCTGGAAAATTCTTTTCCATCCACTCCCACTTTGCTCGTTTAGTTTTGAACTTTCGTTCATAGTGAGTTGGTATCTTTTTCTCCTTCGGAAAGTACCCAAGGATAGAAACCTCTTCAGTAATTTCACGCCCCAAGAGCATCCCCCCACTTTGTTCCTTTCAACGACTTCCGACATCTTAATGACCACTCCTCTTTTGTTTCGTTTTTCCTTTTCCCAAGGCCATCTTTTTTAAGCTGTTCATAAAGTAATTCAAGATGATCTCTGTCGAATCTCTTTGTCCAATGCCAAGCGCATATAGGTCTGAGTTCATCATTTATTTTAACCAATACCGTCCCTTCATTTTCACAATCCATGCACTGTTTTGGTGCATAACTTTTAGATACCTGATTATCGATATCTTTGACATCATCTTTCCAACGTTCACCGTTTAACCATGTTGCGGGATGAGGTCGAGAGGGAACAAAAACACTTGCCGCTTTCTGCGCTCTCTCATCTGGGTATTCTCTTAATAATCTTTTACGATAAGATTCCTGTGCAATAAGTCCTTCCTTAATGTCATTATACAACTGAATCCACTCGGCCTCTTCGACCTTCTTAAAGAGTCTTAACCAAGCAGTTCGCGCATTACCTTGAGCTAATTTATTTCCCTTAGGTAACAACCCCCAAAATTCTTCAAACATCGTTACCAGTTTTGTTTCTTGAGATTTAGTAATTTGCATTTGATTCTCCATAAATAACCCTTTGACATCCTCTTTTGAGGAAGGGTCATGTTCTATGAGGATAGTCAACCGTTCGCAGGGAGACATGACCAACTCTTGTCTGCGGGCGTGTTGAGAAGGGTCACCCGATATGAGGGTTTGATGATTCCCCCATACCATTATCTAAGCCCGACAACTCCATTGTACCCCAAGATGTTGTAGATGTATAATGGCGTAATCACTAACAGGAGATTGTTTATGAAAAAAGAACTTTGTACGAGGATCACCGATGCCAGACACATGACCGGCATGTCTCAAGCTGAACTTTCAAGAAGAATAGGGGTTACCAAATCGGCTGTTTCCCAATGGGAATTAGGGGCTACGAGAGACATAAAATGTCGGTTCTTTTTCCCTCTGGCAAAAGCCCTCAAAATTGATCCTCACAAACTGTTTTATGGGGACAGTAGTGTTGACAGCAACGCCGCTATACGTTAGAGTTGGGTTTGAGCGACCGCCGGGGTCGAACCTGACGGGGGACGTTGCGGAATACTCCTACAATCGGGGAGCAACGCGCAAGTTACGCGGGTAGTGCCGAGATCGCCTCAACACAGGATGATCTTATCACCCTTCACCGGGTGGGTGCTTGGCAGAGTGGCCGAACATAACCTTACGGTTGCCGTCTGCTCTTGGGGGTTATAGGATTCCCCCCGTCCCTGCTCTCCAACATATAGGAGTCGATATGAAACATCGTTGCCGAAAACGTAGGTCACCCAAACCTAGCAATAGGAAGTGCGTGAAGATGGAATCGGACATTATGGGGTTAATAATGCGGCTAAACAATATTGACGCACGAACGCTAGTCGATAAAGGTGAAGCGGTATACATCCCAAAGAGCGAATGGAAAGCCGCGAAGGCATCTTGAAGAATAAAAACTATATAAAGTACTTATCAAACAATGATCATCAATGCGTCATGTGCGGGGCTACGGGTTGGGACGATAACCAGATCATCGCGCATCACGCCATATCCATCCCCGGACTTCAGCTTGGCGGGATGGGTACAAAAGCATCTGACACTTTGGCAATGCCGATGCATGTCATTTGTCACCATAAATTTCATACAGAATTCCATCACTTCAAAGAGGAACAACCCATATGGTTGATCAAGTGGCTAGAGAAGATGTTGCGGATTGCCCTCGCACAAGAAGGCCAGAAATTCTTTTAAGTAATAGATTCGTAACAGATACACTCGTTTAACATGCAGAAGAACTTTCTAACATGATTATTCCTATTCTGAGAAAGTCATTAGGATTACATCCGATGACTGTTGACGAACGCGCACTCTCGGATTTCTTCTCAGAAGAATCATTTACATACACAAGGGATGACGAATTATGAAACTATGGCGAGTCATTTTCTTTGATAAGGACTCTGGAGAACATTATAATCGGTGGTATGGCAGTCCCGATCAAGCTGAAAAAGAAGGGGAAAAATTGATTAGTGATAAGGTAACCGATAAAACCATTATCGATACCGTAAGTATAGAAAACAGCAGACATGGTTCACCCTCTCTTCCCACTGTCGTAAGTTTTCTAAACCAGTATGCGTTAGTCAATACAGGTAAAATCCCTACTATTGAACCGTTATATAAAAATGACAGTTTGGGGGGGTAATGAAGAAACTACTGATACCGAAACAGCGGTGGGTTATTAGAAATTACGATCTCCGTAATAAGGCGGTCAGGTATCTTACAGAACTAGATGTTGACAACATCGAAATGCAAGAACTTATTCTGCGTCCACATAAAAAGAGCAGGTCGCGTGAACAAAACGATATGTTCCACGCATGGTGTGGCGCAATAGGTAAAGCAACAGGCCACTCGAAAGCAGAGATTAAGGAAATATTAGTAGAAAGTACTTTTGGAGTAGAAGAATATCTAAATTTGAAAGGGGAGAAAAGAAGCAGGGTTCGAGCAACGTCTGATATGAACACAGAGGAAATGTCGGAATTGATCGAGAGGACTATCCAGATCGGAACTGAATATGGTGCAGAAGCACCGGAGATAACTTATGGAACATGACAAAGACAAGAAGAAGGCCGAAGACTTTTTTCCAGAAGATAAAGAAGAAGTAGAAGTTGAGGTAAGCGATAACCATTTTTTCGTTTCCCCAAAGCACTCAAAAATTTATATGGCTTTGGCAAAGTGTCAAAGCACACTAGAAAGTGTCGGGAAGAATCAGGTGAATCCGTTTTACAACAGCAAGTACGCAGACATACACGACATAGGACAGGCAATAAAAAAGCCGATGGCTGACAATAACCTGTTCTTCATGCAACTTCTGTTGCCGGGGGCTGATGCAAATGAAGTACGAATTCGCACCATTATTGGGCATGAGTCAGGTGAAGAAATTAGTTTCGTTTCCACCATGTTCTGCTCTGATCCTAGTAACCCCCAAAAAATTGGCAGTTGTCAGACTTACTTAAAGAGATACATTTTGGCAAGTTGTATGGGATGTACAAGCACCGAAAGGAACTTCGATGATGACGCCAATATCTTAACGTTCTCTGATAAAGCAGTTTATAAAGAATTGGAAACCGCCGCAAAAGATGGCGTAGAACCTTTTCGCACAGCGTGGAGAGCAATGAGTAAACTTAACCGAAACAAAGTGACGCAAAAGGATAAGGACGCTCTCAAGTTAATCGCAGAAACAGCGGATAAAAAGAATGGAACCAAAACAGCAAAGCCCAGAGTGGTTCAAGGAGCGGAGTAAGAGGCTCACGGCATCTGATTTCGGTTCTGCCGCCGGTCTGAAAAAGTCATACAAGTCTCGTCAAAAACTATGGCGTTTGAAGACCGGCAGGGACGAACCCGAAGAGGCCAACGAGTTCATGCTGTTTGGATCAGAGCATGAACCTATTGCGCTCCATGCGTATGAGGCTCTATCAGGGAATCTCGTTGATGACTGCCCTCTTATTTTGCATCCTGATTACAGCTTCTTGGGCAGTTCACCTGACGGCATCGTTGATTCTATTCTGTGTTTGGAAATCAAGTGTCGCGCTAGGGAGCCTCACGAATCAATCACTGATCAGTTCGTGGCACAATGTATTGGGCAACTTGCATGTACCGCCCTCAAAGAAATCCACTTCTTCAGTTGGTCACCCTACGGTCAAAGATTGTGGCGACTAACTTGGTCACAAGAGTATTGGGATTGGCTATTCCCTTTCCTTGAAGAGTTTTGGGAGTACGTTCAAAAAGACATTGAACCGCCCCGACTTAAAAAGAAAAGGCAATACGATGGTAAACTTAACATTGAACTTATAGAGGAACAATGAATGGCATACGAACATGACCCCGGAAATTTCTCGCTGTTTAGGGAAACGAATCCAGAAAAATATAAACAAAATCCACCTAGTCATACAGGGAGCGGAAAAATAGAATTACCTGATGGCTCAGAATTAGAAATTACATTAGCTTGTTGGATTAAAGAAAAGAAGGATGGCTCAAAGTACTTCTCAGGAACTATAAAAGAGAAGTTCCATAAAGTCCCAGATGAGCGTCCTCAAAGTGATGATGATGAGGACGAAGATATTCCGTTTTGAGGGCGTTGCTCTTGAGTCCCGATGATGCTCAAGAATACTTGGGCATCAGTCGGCATCTGTTCGACCTAAGTGTCAGGCCGACGATAAAGGAATATAGGTTCGGACGCCGCGTGTATTATCGGCGTAAAGACTTAGACTCATTTATAGATGAGATAGACAAGACAGCTTGCCCGGATCATCTACCAAACAAAATCAAGGAGTTAATCTGATGTCAATAAACTCGATACCCTTTACAAAAAGATGTTCTGTGTGTGGTAAAAAAGGACATGTATCACAGTTTTCTAGGCCACCGCGCTCGAACAATGGACTGTCAATATGTAAATCTTGCGCGAGTCAACCCGTCTTGGAACCAGTAATCACATCCCAATCGACTTCAGCTACTCGATTCTGACCGTCTGTAACCTCGATGTCCTGTTTGATTTCCTTGGGCATCATCATCATAGCGACTCGGACATAGGTTGATGGGTCTTTCTCACGAACAGTTTCTATAGCCTCTTGTCCATGTTCTAACCAATCTGCGAAGAATGCGTCTACAAGAGCATTCGACATCTTATCGCGGATTCCTTTTGGCCGTCCTTTCCTATTGATTCTAGGATCGTTCTTAACGAAGGGTCGCCCTGACCCACGCTTGGATTTATAGATTTTATCCATCCCTTAAACCCTCTGGTAGATGTTCTCTCAGTTCTTGTCTGAACTGATATAGTTCTGGTGAACCATCTGAGAAAGCCCCAAACTCTGTCAACTTCTTTAGACACACCGCCAACTTTCCTCTCATAGTCTTGGTAGACATAAGGTATTCTTGAAAAGTATTAGTTGGCATAACTTTTGGGGACGCTATTCTCATTTCTTCACCTCTAGGCAATAATAAAGTGTTTTCAAAATACTCAGACATGCGAGTACTCCTTTGCCAAAAACTCTGGCAATTCTAGTTTTTCGTACCGACGACACAAGTACTTTAGAGATAGTTCCATTAAGTCATAATCACCATCCACTACGTCTTGTAGGATGACAATTCCCTGCCACGATTCCTTGGCTTGCGGCCCAAGATAATCCTCACGATGCAGATAACAACTCCCTGCAATCAATGCTCGTTGAACACAACCATTAGGTAATGATCTAGCCGCTACGTCTTTGCCTTGTCGATGGCCTTGAACAAAACTAAGGCCAACGTTTTTTAGAATATTGTGAGCAGTTCCCCCATAAGCACGGCCCGTATAGGGCTGATAAAAGTAGTGACTAAACCAAACGTTTCCAATCTCATAAACTTCTTTGAAAGGATGAACATTCCACCCCTTCGTTTTCAAACTTTCCAATGATAGTACACCATCTAAGATGGGGTTATCTGCAACGTAGCGAACCAGTCTTTGTTCGTGGTTTCCGAAAAACAAGTGGAACTCTGGCAACTGCTTCATTCCCTTGATGGTCTTCCAGAACAAATCCATAGCTTTATTCCCAGCTTCTATGTCCTTGATTACTCTCTTCCCTTCAATTTCTTTACGAGGAGAGTAGGACGATAGACTAGGAAAATCCCAGTGATCTCCCATGTGGCAAACATGGGTGGGTTTGTAATCTTTGATGGCTCTTGCCGCCCACTTTAGGTGAGTGGTAAGAACCCCCGATCTAATCTGGGTGTCTGGTATTACCAGAATCTTCATTCATTTCTCCGCATGACACGCTCTTCATTAGTGTCTCTACAGACAACACCATTCCCTTCGGTATGCGAGTTGTACCTGACCACTCGTTTGTGTCAGGTAAATGTGAATTTGCCAGTACGATAAAATCTGTTTTCTTCTTAGGCATTTCTATGAGATAACCTATCGTCTTAATTATCCAAGCTGATTTCTTATTATAAGTCTGCCAACCCGAATCCTCGTCGGCATCAATCCAAGCTACGGAAACTATGCGATGTAGGCATTTACCTCTTTTTCTTGGCTTTTCGTTCCAGTCCATTTGGAATCAAGAATCCCATGATGAGAGGAATGAGAATAATCCCCGCTAATAACCAACCGCCTGTCTCTATAACTTGCCCCAACAGAGGCCAGAACCCTGTTACGGCTTCATTACATTCACCCACAGCATCACCCCCCATTCCTGTTGCTACATCTGCGATTCCAGTTGCAACCACAGCACCCGCAACTGGAGCAATCACTCCACCGCCAAATAAACTACCGGCGGCAGAACCAATACCCGCCGCAGAACTAACGATTGCCGCTTTCTTTAACA